GTCGTGTATTGCGTTGGGATGACTGCAGACGAGATCGCTGATATAGTGCACCATACGCCGGGCAATGTTTTTGAGAATGATTTTAAGAATAACGATGGGACGCAACCTGCCGCTGTTCGCAAATGGGAATCCATGTTTTATTATAAACTGGGTGCGCCAAAGTGGTTCGTGAAAGAGTTTGCCAATAACACTAGCGTTAGGGTGTTTACGCGCTATGGTGTTAAGGGACGAGTGAAGGGTCAACGTTGGAGTGGTGAGGTTACTACTACCACTGGCAACGGTTATGTTAACGCGTGCACTTCACTCGCGGCTTTGGAATTGGCAGGTATTACTCGGAGTACCACTTTGGTTTACGGGGATGATGGATTGACGTACACACAGCAAGATCGGGCGAGTATCAAGGAATCGTTCGATCGTGTGGCGGAAGGGTCAGGCATGAAGACTGAAGGAAAGGTTGTTGATAAGCGTGAGGAAGGGACGTTTTTGCGAAAACGTTTTGTGCCTAGCTTCACCAAGACTTTCCCCGTACCATCTTTTGGCCGTGTTGTGAGCAAGTTACCGGTCCGTGTTAATAATAACAGGGCCGTTAGTGATAATGATTACATGGCAGGCAAGTTATTGTCGGCCGCGTATGAACATCGCCACATAGCCACTATAAGAGAACTCCTACTGCAAACAGCCGAACAGTTATCGGACAAGCCGTTCCTCGATTTTAGGAATCAGGCTTGTGCGTATAAGTTCACTGCAGCAGAGCTTAAAGAGATGACAGTCAATGCGCACACCATCGACCCCGACTGCCTACACAGCTTCCTGGCCAAGGTTTACGGTATCAACGAGCAGGAGTTGGTTGAGTGTTACGCTTCCGTGTGTGACGGTATCCTCGGGTTCCAACGAGTGAACAGCCGCGCGGGGGGTGCGAAGGGGAAGGGTACTCCACTGGCACCGAAGTTGCCACGTGCATTGTGGAATACTGCATTTGAGTCTATCGTCACTGTCGATGTCTCGCTGTAGTGCAGGATGCGAACGTCCATGCGGTTTTATAAGTCGTTTCCGCATGTAAAATATCAAATTACGCCCACGACTTGTCAAG